GGCCCACCCCCTAAAGCTTTTTTAAAGAAAGGAAGTGAGATTTATGGCAAGTAAAAAGGAATTAACAAAAGATGACAAAATAAAAAAAGAAGTAAGTAGACTTAATAAGATTTTGAAAGAGGTTGATGATAAAAAGAAAAAAACAGTAGAAGGATTAATTAAAGAAGCAGCATTTATGAGAATAACCTTAGACGAATTAAGGGACTGTATAAATAAATATGGTGTTATTGATGAAATGTGTCAGGGCGAGTATACAATTTTAAGAGAAAGTCCTTATGTTAAAACATATAATACAATGATACAACGTTATACAACTGTTAATGATAAATTACTTGCATTGCTTCCTAAAGAAGTTATAAAAGAAGTTGATGATGGGTTTGATAACTTTATATATGGTCGTGAAGATGTATGATAAAGTATCCAAATGATTACAATCCAATAAAAGAATATTGGGAAGAAATAAAGTCTAAGAAAGTTGTAGTATGTGATAAACTTTATAGGACTTATAAAAAAGTAATTAATGATATGGAGAATCCAGGTGAATTTTTTTACTCCAATAAAAGAGCAAACCATGTTATTGAGTTTATAGAAAATTTCTGTAGACATTCGAAAGGTAAAATGGGTGGAAAGCCTGTAATCTTAGAGTTATGGGAAAAAGCCATGTTAGCTACTATATTTGGATTTGTAAATATAGAGGGGGTTAGAAAATATCAATTTGCAGAATTATTAATAGGTAAAAAGAATGGAAAATCTTTATTAGCCTCATGCGTTGGATTGTATTTACAAACTGCAGATGGAGAACCTGGCCCAGAAATATATTCTGTAGCCACAAAGAGAGACCAAGCTAAAATTATATGGCAAGAATCAAAAAGAATGGTTAAAAAATCTCCAGCACTTTCAAAACGTTTAAAAACAAAAGTAGGAGAAATAGAATCAGACTTTAATGATGGAACATTTAAACCATTGGCAAGTGATTCTGACAGCTTAGATGGACTTAATGTACATGGTGCGTTGATGGACGAAATACATCAATGGAAAAATGGTAAAGCCTTATATGACATAATAGCAGATGGTATAACAGCAAGAGAACAACCTCTTATATTTGTTACAACTACAGCTGGAACAATAAGAGAGGATATATATGACCAAAAGTATGATGAAGCAGAAATGCTTATAAATGGTTATGAAGAAGAGGACGGTTATAAAGATGAACGTTCTATTTTTTTTATATACGAGTTAGATAATCGAAAAGAATGGATTGATCCTAAGATGTGGCAAAAGGCTAATCCAGGACTTGGTACTATAAAAAATAAAAGAACTTTAAGTGAGAAAGTCGAAAAAGCAAAGAAAAATCCTTTATTGGTTAAAAATTTACTTTGTAAAGAATTTAATATTAGGGAAACAAGTTCAGAAGCTTGGTTAACATTTGAACAACTTAATAATAAAGATACATTTGATATAAAAGAGTTAAAACCTAGATATGGAATAGGTGGAGCCGATTTATCAGCGACAACAGACTTAACTTGTGCAACCTTATTATTTAAAGTCCCTAAAGATGAACATATATATGTAATGCAAATGTACTTTTTACCAGAGGATCTTTTAGAACAGAGAGTTCAAGAAGATAAAATCCCATATGATATATGGAGAGACCAAGGCTTATTAAGGACAACTCCAGGAAATAGAGTTCATTACAAGTATGTAACAGAGTGGTTTTTAGAAATGCAAAATGAATTAGATATATATATTTATAGTGGAGGCTATGATGGTTGGAGTGCTACTTATTGGATAGAAGAAATGAAAGAAACCTTTGGAAAAGACACATGGCAACCAGTAATACAAGGTAAAAAAACACTTTCTGGACCAATGAAAGCATTAGGCGCTGATTTAGATAAAAAAATTATAAACTATAATAATAATCCGATTCTGAAGTGGTGTTTATCAAACACATCAGTAGATGTAGATAAAAATGATAATATACAACCAATAAAAACATCTAATCAAAGAAAGAGAATAGATGGATTGGCATCATTATTAGATGCATATGTACAATATGAAAGAATAAAAGAATCGTATGAAAGTGTTATATAGGGGGTGAGAAAATGAGTATATTCGATAGATTTAGAAATAAAAACCCTTCAAAAACAAGATTTGAATTGATTTCTGACAAAGGAAATGGATTTTATAGTTGGAATGGTAATCTTTATAAGTCGGATGTTATAAGAGCTTGTATAAGACCTACAGTAAGAGCAGTTGGTAAATTAATACCACAACATATAAGAAATAATAACAAAGAAGGATTTTCAGTTAATCCAGAACCATATATGCGTTTTTTATTGGAAGAACCTAATCCATATATGTGTGGACAAGTGTTTTTAGAGAAATATATTACTCAGTTTAAACTTAATAATAATGCATTTGCACTTATAGTAAGAGATAGTGAAGGATATCCGATAGAATTATATTGCATAGATTATGCCAGTGTAGATGCTATATATGATGGTGAAGCTAATTTATATCTCAGATTTTATAATAAAAATGGGAAAGTTGTTACCTATCCATACACAGATATTATTCATATACGTCAGGATTATTCTGAAAATGATATATTTGGAGAAAATTCTAGTAAAGTATTAATTCCATTAATGAATATTGTAACAACTACAGACCAAGGGATAGTAAATGCAATAAAAAATGGTGGCATCATTAGATGGTTATTAAAATTTACAGGTTCACTTAGACCAGAAGATATAAAGAAAAATACAGATGAATTTGTTCAGCAGTTTTTAAGTGTAGAAAATGGAACAGGAGCTGCAGGTGTAGATAGTAAATGCGAAGCTATACAGATAGATCCAAAAGATTATGTTCCTAATGCAAGTCAATCTGATAGAACAACAACAAGAATTTATAACTTTTTTAATACAAATGAGAAGATAATACAAAGTAAATTTACTGAGGATGAATGGAATGCTTACTATGAAAGTGAAATAGAACCTATAGCAATGCAATTATCAAGTGAATTCACAAGAAAATTATTTACAAGAAAGCAAAGAGGATTTGGCAATAAAATTATATTTGCTGCTAATCATCTTCAGTATGCATCTATGAATACTAAATTAGGGTTGCAGGCAATGGTGGATAGAGGTGCTATGACACCAAATGAATGGAGAGAGGTACTTAATTTACCTCCAGTAGAAGGTGGAGATAAACCTCTTAGAAGACTTGATACAGTTACTGTAGGAGGAGGTGAAGAATAATGTATGATATAGATATAAAAGGCGATATAATTTCAGATGACAGTCAATGGATTTATGACTGGATAGGATGGAGTTATACAAGTGCTAAAAATGTTATAAAGAAACTAAAAGAAGCTAATGGTCAGCCGGTAAGATTAAAAGTAAATAGCCCTGGAGGAGATGTATTTGCAGCAAGTGAAATATATACAGAACTTAGAAGTTATTCAGGAGAGGTAAATATAGAAATTGTAGGTTTAGCTGCAAGTGCAGCAAGTGTAATTTCTATGGCAGGTAATAGTAAAATGTCACCGACAGCACAGTTAATGGTACATAATGTATCAACTTCTCGAGTTGAAGGAGATTATAGAGTAATGGATCATATGAGTGAAGTGCTTAGAAATGCAAATGAAACTATAGCTAATGCATATGTAAACAAAAGTGGAATGAGTATGGAACAAGCACTTGAATTAATGGACCATGAAACCTGGTTAAATGCACAGAGAGCAGTTGAATTAGGTTTAGTTGATGAAGTTATGTTTGAAAATAACAACAAACCTAATTTAACAAATTTTAAAAATTTACAATTATATAATTCTTGTACATCTATACCACAAGAATTATTAGATAAGATTAAAGAAAGTCAACCTATAAATAAAGATGAGGTTGATTTTTTTATAAAACAAAAGGCACAAGCACAGCTAAATATATTAAAACTAGGAGGTAAAATAAATGAATAAAGAAACATATATAGAACAAAGAAATGAGTTACTTGAAAAAGCTCAACAATTAATAAATGAAGGTAAGATATCAGAATTTAATGATATAAAAGCACAAATAGAAAAATTAGATAATGACTATGAAGAATATACAAAAGCACAAGCTAATTTAAATTCTCTACAAGATAACCATAAAATAACAGATATACAAAATAAATCAGTTAATGTAAATGGTGCAAAAGTAGTAGCATCTACTAACAATAATGTAGAAGAAAATTTCACAAATAAAAAAGAATATAGAAAAGCATTCATGAATTATGTTTTACATAATGAACCTATATCAGTAGAATTAAAGAATCAAGATGCTAATACAAAAACATCTGATGTCGGAGAAATGATACCAGAAACAGTATTAGAACAAATAATAGAAAAAATGGAATCTACAGGTATGATATTACCACTTGTTACAAGAACAGCATATAGAGGTGGAGTAAAAGTACCTACATCATCTGCTAAACCTTCTGCAAGCTGGGTAAATGAAGGTGCTGGTTCAGATAAACAAAAGAAAGCAACTTCTTATATATCATTTACTTATAATAAATTAAGATGTGCAGTATCAGTATCATTAGAAGTAGATACTATGTCTTTACCGGTATTTGAAAGAACATTAATAGCAAATGTATCAGAAGCAATGGTAAAAGCAATAGAACAAGCAATTTTAAATGGTACTGGAGAAGGACAACCAAAAGGTATTTTAACAGAAACAGTAGCTACAGGACAAAATATAGATATAGCTAAAACAGGTTCACCAGCTTATAAAAATTTAGTAGATGCAGAAGCAGCATTGCCATTAGCATATGAAAATGGAGCAGTATGGTTAATGACTAAAAAAACATTTATGGAATATGCTGGATTAACCGATTCTACTGGACAACCTATAGGACGTGTTAATTACGGAATAAATGGTAAAATAGAAAGAATGTTACTTGGAAGAACTGTAGTTTGCAATGATTATATGGCAAACTATGTAGCATCACCTTCATCAGATACTATAGTTGCAGCTTTATTTAATATGAAAGATTACATATTAAATACAAACTTAAATATGACAATAAAAAAATATGAAGATAATGACACAGACGATCAAGTTACAAAAGCAATAATGCTAGTAGATGGTAAAGCTGTAGATATAAATTCACTTGTTACAATAACAAAGAAAAGTGCTTAGGTGATTTAAGTGTTAAATAAAATAAAATTAGCTCTTAGGATAAGTACTGACAGTTTTGATGAAGAGTTAAGGGACTTAATTGATGCTTGCAAATTAGATTTGAAGCTTAGTGGAGTTACTAATATAGATGAAGATGATAGCCTTATAAAAAGGGCTATAATTCTTTATTGTAAGGCAAATTTTGGATTGGACAATAAAGATAGTGAAAAATATGAAAAATCTTATGGGTTATTAAAACAGCATCTATCTTTAAGTGGAGATTATAACTCTAGGTGGTAAAAATGAATGATATTATAGAACTTATATCGTTTAAGAACGAAGTGAACAAAGTCGGTAATACAATAAAAACTAAAACATATAAGAAAATATTTGCTAATAAAAAATCTATAACACAAAATGAATTTTATCAAGCTGAAAGGGTTGGTTTAAAACCACAGTTACGATTTGAAGTGTATTCAATTGAATATGAAGATGAATTATTAGCTAAATATAAAGAATTTGAATATAAAATAATTAGGACTTATAAAACCGGTGCTGATAAAATAGAATTGATTTTAGAAGGAGTCGAATAAAATGGCAACAGAAAGAACTAGCCAAAAATCCTATATTTCTAAAGTTGAAAAATGTAAACAGAAAATAAGAGAACAGCCAGAAAAGTTTTTACCTAAAATAGGTGCATTTTTAGTATCGGAAACAAAAAGAAGACAAAGAAAACGCACAGGTAGAATGAAAAAAGGGACTCAATATTGGGCTAGAAAAAGAGAAAAAGACTTGCAAATTGGGACTAAAAATTTCTACGAACCAGCATTTGAGAGAGGAAATAAAAATATAAGAAAAGAAGAAACATTTTTACCGACAGTAGAACAAAATATAGGGATAATACAGACTTTGGTAAAAGCAAGTTATTCAGAATTGGATGGGGAAGAATAATGAATAGTCTTATTGAAGAAATTTTAAAAATCCTTAAACAGGTAGAACAGGTAAACAATCAAGTATATCAAATTGAAGCTGATGAAGAGGCTGAGTATCCTTTTATAACTTTTTTTATACAAAATGGATATGAAGAATACAGTAAATATACAGATACTTTAGTTGTTGAAATATGGGATGAAAATGAAGATACTACAGAAATAGAGGATATAACAGACGAAATAAAAGATATACTGGACCACAAAATTATAGATAATGAAAAGATAAATACTGTAGTATATCAAGATACTAGACAAAATTCTACTCAATCTAGAGATGAGGTAGGATGCAGAGAGTTACGATTTGAATTACAGACATATTTTAAATAGGAGGTAAAAAGATGGCAGGAGAACTAAAAAGTAATACTATACTTTTAGGGCATGGTATATTTTCTATAGGGACAAAGGTAATAGCCCTTACAAGAGGGGGCGGTAAATTTACGGTAGAAAGAGAATATAGAAAAATAGAGGCGGACGGGTACCCAGGGGCAATAAAAGGAAATATTGTAATAGATAGTTCACAAGCAAAATTGGAAATAAATCAATTGACAGTGGTACCAGAAGATTTTGCAACATACTATCCTGGGTTAAATGTAGACACAGCTACTTCTGGAACTGTAAAAATAACAGGAGATCACACAATAAAAGATACTGATTATCAAGATGCAGTTACATGGACAGGCAAAACTAGAGAAGGTAAACCGGTTAAAATAACTGTGAAAAATGCAATAAATTTAGAAAATATAGATTGGGAAATGCAAGATAAATCAGAAGTTATTAATAAATTGACGTATGAAGCTTGTTTTACAGAAGGCGAATTAGAAACAGAACCATGGGAAATAGAATGGGGAGTAGCAAAATAATCAAATGACCAACAAGAACAAACGCAAGCAACTGAATAAAACTATAATAAAAAGAGTCTAGTTTCCTAGACTCTTTTTTATTTATGGAGGTAAAAAATGAACTCAGAAATAAGAAAATTAAAAGCTAGGGATATATTTAAATTTAGCAAAATTTTGAAAAAATTAAATAATAAAAATTCATTACAAAATATAATAAAAACTGCAAATGAAAAAAATTTAGAAGAACAAGATAAGGTAGAATTATACGGAACAGAAATATTATGTTTTTTAATAGAAAACTTAGATGAAATAGAAGAAGATGTATATGAATTTCTAGCAGATATAGCAGGAATGACTCCAGAAGCTTTTTCTAATTTAGATTTAGGTGATTTAGTAGAAATAATAAGAAAAATAGGACAAGAAAATAATTTATCGGCTTTTTTCGCTGCAGTAAGCAAATTAACAGATTCGAAATAATTGACTTACTGCTTTCTAGATACTCGAATATAGATTATGTCTTAGATTTAGAATTTCAAGATTTTGAAAAGTTATTGAAATATATAGATAAGAAGAAAAAAGAAGAAGAACTATGGGATTTATATCTAGTTAATTTTTCACATATGGATAAACAAAATTTTGAAAGCTTTGAAGAGTACAAAAGAAGAGTAATGAGAAACTCTTATGGAGATGATGGCAATATTAAAATTGCGAGTGTAGAAGAAGTAATGGAAGAAATGAAAGATGTTATGGCTATATTTCAAGAAAAGGAGGTTAAATAATGGAAATATTTAAACTCTTTGGAACGATATTAATAAAAGATGAAGAAGCCTTACAAAGATTAAATCATGTTGATGAAGTTGCACAAAATACATCTAGTAAATTTAGCAATATGATTTCTAATATAGGGAAAATAGGATTAGCTTTAGGTGCAGCTGCAGGTACAGCATTAGTTGCCGTAGGAAAGTCTATTGTAGATGTCAGTAGTGAATTTCAAAAGGCCTGTAATCAATTGCAAGTATCAACCGGTGCGACTGATAAAGAAATGAAAGGTCTATCCCAAACCATGAAAGAAATATATGCAGACAATTACGGTGAATCATTTGAAGATGTTGCTAATGCAATGGCAGAGGTTCAAAAGCAGACTGGATTAATGGGAGATTCGCTTAAAACTACAACAGAAAGTGCGCTTGCACTTAGAGATACATTTGATTTTGATATTAATGAGAGTGTAAGGTCTGCACAGATGATGATGCAACAGTTTGGATTAACATCAGATGAGGCATTTAATTTAATTACGCAAGGAGCTCAAAATGGGCTAGATAAAAACGGAGATTTACTTGATACAATCAATGAATATTCTGTACATTTTAGACAGGCTGGATTTTCTGCTGAAGAAATGTTTAATATGCTACAAAATGGGACAGAAGCAGGAACATTTTCAGTAGATAAATTAGGAGATGCAGTAAAAGAATTTGGAATTAGAATGAAGGATGGGACTGCAGATGATGCAATAAAACAATTAGGCCTTAGTGTAGATGATACGACAGCAAAATTCGCAAAAGGTGGAGATAGTGCTAAAAAAGCAACCAGTGAAATAATGACGAAGCTATTTGAATTAAAAGATCCATTAGAACAAAATACAATAGGAACACAGTTATTCGGAACTATGTGGGAAGACTTAGGAATAGATGGAGTAAAGGCACTTATGAATATTAATGGAGAGTTTGATAAAACAAAACAATCTATTAATGATGTGAAAAATATAAAATATAACGATATAGGAAGTGCACTAGAAGGTATAAAGAGAAGTATTCAAGTAGGTTTATTACTTCCTTTAGGAGAGCAACTATTACCTTTACTAAGTGATTTTGCTAATTGGTTTGCAAATACAGGGGTTCCAGTTTTACAAGCTTTTGGTTCATATTTATCTGGAGGATTTTCAGCTGCTTTTTCAGTAGTAACAGGAGTAATAAATGGATTTAAAAATGGATTACAAGCAATAAAAACATTTGCATCACAAAATCAAACAGCATTAGCTTTACTTGGAGTAGCAATTGGAACTTTAACAGTAGCAATATTGGCTTATAATGCAGCTAAAATAGCAAGTGCAGTAGCAAGTGGAGCAGAAACTGTAGCAATAGTTGCAATGTATGCTGCAGAAGCTATAGCAACAGGGGTTACAACAGGACTAACGGTTGCTACTACGGCATTAAGTACTGTAATGGCATTTTTAACAAGTCCAATAACACTTGTTATAGCAGCTATAGGCTTATTAGTTGCTGCAGGAGTTTTATTATATAAAAACTGGGATACTATAAAAGCCAAAGCAACGGAAATTTGGAATAATATAGTAAGCACAGTTTCTAATGCATGGCAAAATATAAAAGTAGCAACGACAGAAATATGGAATGGTATAAAAGAAACAATCTCTACAATTTGGGAAGGAATAAAGACGGTATTCACTACTGTATTAAATGTAATACAAATAGCGATTACAACTTATTTTGATTTTTATAAAACAATTATAACTACTGCTATAAATGTAATAAAAACTATTGTAACAACCACATGGGAAGGAATAAAAACTGTATTTAGTACAGTATTAAATGCAATAAAGACAATAATAACAGCACAATTTAATGCATTTAAAACTGCTATAACAACTATTTTAAATGGAATAAAAACAGTTGTAACAACAATATGGAATGGTATTAAATCTACCATAAGCAATATTTGTAGTAGTATTACTAGCGTAGTTTCAGGTAAATTTAATGCTATAAAAAGTACCATAAGCAATGTTATGAATAATGCAAAAACTATAGTATCTAATGCATTGAATAATATAAAAAGCTTTTTTAGTAATTGCCATTTAAGCTTACCAAAGATAAAATTGCCCCATATAAAGATAAGCGGCAAATTAAGTATAAATCCTCCAAGTGTACCTAAATTTTCAGTTAGTTACTATGCTGACGGTGGGATTATGATGAAACCTACATTATTTGGCATAAATGGGAATAAAGCTATGGTAGGTGGAGAAGCTGGACCTAAAAATTTGGGTCACTATAAGGAAACTTATAGAAAAAATAAGTCAGTGAATTCGGTGAAGGCTAAGTTAAATAGCAATGTTTTATTAGTAGCATAATCGCCTCGCAACGTGGTATAATAATACTAAGAGGTGGTTAAGGTGAGATATAAATTTGAAGATGTTTATAATTTTGTGAAAGAAAATAGCAAATGTGAGTTACTGGAAAAGGAATATAAAAACTACAATACTTATATGAATTTCAAATGTGAATGTGGTAATATTTTTAAAACTACATTTAAACAATTTAAAGATATGAATAAAAGGCAATGCAATGTGTGTGGCAGAAAAAATGCTAATAAAAATAGAACTTACAATATAAATTATGTAAAACAATACTGTAATGATGTAGGTCTAAAATTATTAAGCGATGCTTATACTAATTGCAAAGAAAAACTTTTAGTAGAATGCGAATGTGGAGAAATATTTGAAAGTAGTTTTGATAGTATAAAAAACAGCAATAAAATAAAATGTGATAAATGTACTGGAAGAGGTTATTTTGAAAAAGATAAACCTGCAAATAACTTAAAAACAACAAATGACTTTATTAATCAACTAAATAAAGTCACTGATGAATTTATATTATTAGATGAATACATAGATGCGAAAACACCACTAAGATTTAAACATATAAAGTGTGGCAGAATATGTTATAAAACTCCAGACAATATATTGAATAAATTTAGAGGTTGCCCTTATTGTATAGAGTCGAAAGGAGAAAGAAAAATAAGAAACTTTCTTGAAGAAAATAATATACACTTTGAACCACAAAAAAAATTTAAAGATTGTAAAGATAAAAGAGAATTACCTTTTGATTTTTACATACCAAGTTTTAATTTATGTATAGAATACGATGGAGAACAACATTTTAAAGAAATTTTAGTGTTTAAAAATAATTTAGAAAATATCAAACTCCATGATAATATTAAAACTAAGTTTTGCTTAAAACACAAAATAAATTTACTAAGAATAAGTTATAAACAATTCAATAATATAGAACATATACTATCTGATATGTTAATACCGAGCGAAGCCGTTAAGGAAACTTACGGAACGTGTAGAGACTAGATGGAGTAAGCTAAGTAAAAAAGATACTTAAAATAGTATCTTTTTTATATGCAGAAATATCCACGAGTGCTGACAACCCTAACGTAAAGCCGAGGGTTAAGATATAGTCCGATACTCTTAGAAAACTAAGAGGAGCTAAGGATAAAGAGCCTTAGACATAACGAAATGGAAGCAATCTTACCACTAGATAATTTTTATAAGTATTTGGATAAGAAATTAGATAATGATACAAGACCTTATACATATAATGTTAATATTAATTTTGGTGATGTTACTGTTAAAAATGAATCAGATCTTAATAAATTAACAGATGCTATAGATAAAAAATTGCAAACTCTTATAAATAGAAATAAAAAATTGAAAGGAGATGTTACAGTTGTATAAGTTATATTATAATGAAAAACCTATCCCAGATTTTGTTATTATAACGAAAATAGAAGAACCGCTAATCGGGGATATAACCAATACTGTAATATCTTCTAACTATGGCTCTAAATATAAGAAAACCGAATTTGGAACAAAAATAGTAAAAGTGTATTGCACAGTAAAAAAAGGGTTTAAAATGCTGATGGACATTAATAAAATAACTGAACTAAATGAATGGTTAAAAGGTGATAACTGGAAGGCAACAAAGCTTGTGTTACCAGGACGAGATTATTATTATGAAGCTATAGTTAATAATGCACCAGATTTAGAACCGAATAACTATACGGCTAATTTTGAGATTGATTTTTTAATTTTAAATCCAGATAGAATTAATTTAATAGAATACGAAAGCAGTAATATGAAAATAAATTACATGGGTACATCGGAAGAAGTATATCCAACAATAATTTTAAAAGTTACAAATGCATGCAGTGAATTAAAATTAAGTGTTAGTAATAGTAAATACAATAATTATATTAGGTTAAAACATAATTTTTTAACTGACGATGAAATTATTATAGATATGAAAACTAAAAAAATTACTGTAAATAACATTGTAAAAATGCAAATATTGACATTAGATAGTAGATTCCATAAGCTGGCTAAGGGTGAAAATATATATACATTAAATACAGGTAATGCCGATGTGAAAATAAAATACAGAAATAGATATATATAAGGGGGTGTTAATTAATATGCTATATATCTTTGATAAAAATGACAATATGCTAGAAATTTTAAATTTTAGCGATACTGAAGAAGATACAATGGATAGACAGATTAACTCCACTTATAAATATGAAATAAAACTTAATATAAATTTGAGTAAAAACCTAATTAAAGAAAATAAATTAGGTTTTTTTGATTTAAACGGAGAATTTCAACTGTTTATAATAAAAGAAATTACTGATACTATATTTAGCGATGATATAAAAGAGCTATATTGCATACATGACTATTATAGTACTAATAGCAAGATTATTACAGACAAAAGAATTACAAATGGGACCTGTTTACAGGCCATTACAAAAGCTTTAGAAGATACAAATTACAATGTAGGTATTATAGGAGAATTTGAAACTAATGTAGATATAAATTTTTATTATATTTCTAGTTGGAAGGCACTTAATAATATTGCAGAAAAATTTGGTGGAGAAATAAGACCTAGAATAGAATTTAATGAAGATGCTAATACATTAAGTAAATATATAGATATATTAAATAGATTAGGCCAAGATAGTGGAATAAGATTTACATATGACACAAATGTAAAAGAAATAAAAAGAAATATAGCTGATGAAGAACATTATAATGTGCTATATGGGCGAGGTACAAGTTTACCTACAACTGATGAAACCGGAGAAGAAACAGGGGGATATACAAGGTTGATTGATTTTGCTGATGTGGTTTGGTCCATAGCAAATGGAAATCCATGTAACAAGCCTTCTGGTCAAAAATATATTGAGGATTTGGATTCTATAGGAAAATATGGCAGATTAGAAGGTATCTATAAGAATAAAGATATAGCAGATACAGCCGAGCTATTACAAGCAACATATAACAAACTACAAGAAACAAAAGAACCTAAAGTAAGCTATGAAGCTGATGTTGAGGACATACAGGATATAGAAGGATATGAACATTATAGTTACAAACTAGGTGATACAGTAATAATATTAGATGATGACTACGACATAGATTTTGAAAGTAGAATTATACAAGAAAAACAAAGTATTAAGGATAAAACTAGAATAATTACAATGGGTTATATATTACCTAGCATGAGTGATACAAATTCAGAAAATGCTACAGTGGGGGATAATTCTAGTTCTTCTGATAAAGATGATGTAGTAAAAGATGAAGATTTCCCTAATACATTACCAGATCCTCCAATATTAACTGTAGAAAGAGAAGGATTTGCAAGTGTATCTTTGGTATGGACTTATGAAAGTAAAACATATTACATATATGAAATATATGCTAGCCAATTAGAAAATTTTAACCCTACGCAAGATAATTTAATTTTTAAAGGACATGCAAGTGCATTTTTGCACCAAGTAAACTTTAATGAAACTTGGTATTATAGAGCAAGATGTACTAATACGCATGGACAAAGTACAGTATTTTCCAAGCAAGTAAGCGCTACAACTTATAAAATCCAAGATGGGACAGAAATATTTGAAAATGCTGCAATTAAAGAAGCATTAATAGAAAGTTTAAATGCAGACAAAATAAACGCTGGTAAAGTTAAAGGAACTTACATAGATGCTAGAAATCTTACTGTAACAGATGGAAACGGAGATACAACATTAGAAGTAAGTTCCGATGGGGAAATAAGCATCAAAGAAGGATTAATACAATTAAATCAAGATGGAATAGCAGTAAACCACACCAACCAAGAGAATACAGAAATTGCTAAGACAGTAATGGATGAAGAAGGATTTCGTATATTAGATAGAAATGGAAATGAATTAGCAGATATAGGTTCTCAAGGATCACACTTTGCAAATTTATCTGTAGATGGTGATTTTAGGCACTATCCTACAGCACAAATTATAGACCGCCAACCTAATTGGAACGCAGATTATTATGTGGCAAAAATTGCAACTGGAGATGGCACAGGCAGGGATGAAGAAAACAAAGCAGACAGTCTACAAACTGTATTTGGATATATGAAATCTCAAGGATGTATGTTTTTTAACAAGTTGACTATAAATATAGAGGCAGGTGTTAGAATAAGAGAAAAGATAGTCATCAGAGACTTTCATGGAACACTTATGCAAATAAGTTTAGGCAAAGATGCTGTACTAAGACTAAAAGAGGGAAGTGCTATAGAGGATAATTATTGTAGAATACAATTTTACGGAGATACAAATACAAATATACTAGACGATGATACAACATCTGAAAAAATAAACAAGTTACCATGCATAGAAGTGGAGGGCGATAATGGAATAAGACTTGCAAGTAGTTCTTATGTTCAATTTGGCTGGATGAGACTAAGAGGAAAAGATAATAACAGCTATTTTGCAAATTTATACACAGGAGCTAATTTACACGTGGTATCCTGTGATATTTCAAATGTAAAAGCTACAGCCTATGTAGACTCTACATCTAGGTTTACAATATCTTATTGTAGAGGGAATGTAGAAAAATTAGCTTATGCAGTAGGTGGAGCTATGATATCGAAATCTGTTCAAGTTCCAAAACATATCAATGATAGTGAAATATATTATCCAGCAGTTGACCTATCTGGTGGGTTAGCAGGGCAACTTATACAATATGACACTCTGTTCCAAGACACGTACAGTAATGATACTGATACAAATACGATGAGAATCTTTCCTGCAATTAAACAATATACAGAAAGAGAAGGAGAAGGAACAGATGACACTGCTAATCTTCTTAATCTTGTAGGACAAGGAAAGTTCAGCGAAGAATACAAGTCTCTACATGGCTATGCAATATTTGCAGAGATGGTTAGCAAAGATACTATAAAAGCTGATACACTTCCCGAATTTGCTGAATCTAGAGAAAGTTATAAAATTTATATTAGAATGACGAGAGCTGATAATAATACTACTGCTCCAATACCAAGAGTTCGATTCCAACTAGAAAATGGTGAATATACTGCTTTCTATAAATTAGACCCATTAACAAGTCCAATAACTGGAGATGGTTCGGGACAAATTACAGATTATAATGCAACTGAGGATAGAGAATTACCCGCAGAATTAGCAGATAAATTAGTTAAATTCGGGATTTATAGTATAGAATTCCAAGGAGATACCGTAGAAGAATATCTAATAGTAGACAATATCCGATTAGTAATAAAAGGTGTAGCGAAAAAAGGAGATAGTGGGAGCATAGACACTACAGAAGTGAAAGCAATAGGTAAAATATTAGCTAATGCCCTTAATGTAAGAAAAACTCCTGGGATAAATGGTGAATATGCTGGATTACTTGTAAATGGGGATACAGTAGAAATTGTAGGAGTGGATGCAGATACAGGTTGGTATAAAATAAAATTTGAAGATGGCTATGCTTATATAACAAATAAATCTGAATATGTAGAAATAATATCAGGAGACCCTAACGGTTCAACTACAGTTCAAAAAGTAGAAGTATTGGCAGAAAATCTTAATGTAAGAAGTGGAGGAAGTACAAGTTATAATTCTATTGGAATTGTAAGCAAAGGATTTGTTGCAGATATATTAGAGACAGATAAGGATACAGGTTGGTATAAAATTAGTTACAATGGTGAATATGGATGGATTACGAATAATACAACTTATGTGAAAGTAATTACTGGAACAGCAACAGTTATCTCAGAATTATATAATGGGGCAAAGGTCGCAGAATTTGCAGAAAGTTATTATAATGCAAGAAATAATTATACATCTGCGAAATCTTGGGACAATGGATTTACTTACGGAGAAACTACTCCTTGTAGTAGCACAGCAAGTGGTGCTATGGGAGCAAATTATAGTATATGGGAAAAGTCTGCCCAAGGGAATTACTGGAAGATGATTGATGATTCTACATTAATATTACTTTGCCTTATGGGTTATTCATATACAGATTCTCCATATGCAAATCTCGTTAATTTTAACAATTATAGAGCTAATATAATGGCGAAGAATAGTGAATATACAGGAGCTATAGTTCCTACAAGTGGAACAACACTTGCGAGAACTTGTGCAGAAATTGCAAAATTCTTTTCAGATAGAGGACAAACAATTACTGTAAAAACTGATTATAGCAATATTCAAAAAGGGGATTTGATATTCTACGCAGGTAAGACTAGCAGTGGCAATTATATCTATCCAAATAGATGGAAATGTATATCCAACGGTGCTATATGTATAGGTCAAGATACAGATGGAAATGCTCAACTTATTACAGCTATGAGTAACCCTGGAGAGAAACACACAGATGGTTGGGATGTAGGACTAAAAAAAGACCTTGTAAAAGACTATAATACTAATACAATAGTATTAGTGATACGACCAAGTACAAAAGTAACAAGTGGTGGTTCTTCTTCTAGTGGAGGGACAACAGGAGGTGGTTCTTCTAGTGGAGGAATTACTGTATCGAATATGCGTCAAACAATATGTGATACAGCAATGAAAATAGTCAATATGGGTACTAATCATACAGCTTGGTATTCTCAATATTGGAGAACAACAAGTCTTAATAATATGGTTACAATAAAAGGTAAAGTAGAGACAGTAGGAGGAACTACTTATTATCAACCTAGTTTTGTTCAAGTAGGTGTAACTTATGGGTTTGACTGTAGTTCTTTGGTTGGCTGTTGTTACGAAAAGGCTGGAATGGGATATATGACAAATAAGACTTGTTCTATGGGGACATTACAAAGTACAGCAAAAGCACATGGTGCAACATTCTGGAGATATGCAGACAGTGGATTTACGAGGGCGAAACCAGGCGACATTATAATGTTTGCAAATAATGGATATACCGTAACCACATCTAATATGGCAACAGTTAAAACTCATCACACCGCTATATACATGGGGAATGGATATATTGCGGAGGCGAGTGGCTACAAGAAAGGCATTATTTACAGTAAGTATAATCTTAGCAAACAAGCCTTCTTTATAAGATTGCCTGAGTTAGACAAAGCGGATAGCGCAAGTTCTACAGGAGGGACAACTGTGAAAGAGGAATATGTTAACTGCTTTAATGAAAAAGGAACGATAGACGGCAAGAATTATATATACAGATTACACGATGCTAGATGTACTTGTTATGCAGCTACAGAAAGTAATAGTTCTGGACGAAGTGGACTCGGAACACACATGGGTAAAACAGTTGCAGCACAAAATATCCCGTATGGAACAAAAATATACATACCAGGTCTAAAGGGGCAAACTTGGACTAATGCAAACGGAACAAAAGTTACATTAGATGGTATATTTACTGTAACGGATAGTGGAATCGCGATGTTTGACTTTGACATAGTTGCGGGAAGTACTAGCAACGCTTGCTATAGCAATTATGCTAATCCTGCCCGATTTGAAGTATATATTTTAGAATGGGGGACAAGTTCTATACAAAACTATAGTTTTACAGACACCTGGAGAATTGCATATAATGGTGGGCGTTTGACTAGATATAAGGCTGCATTTAAAAATTATATTAGCAACGGCGGAGTACTTATAAATTTGCTTAAATTCTATAATGATGATGCAAATATACGTAGTTCAACTTATTGGAATATATTAAATAGTTAGGAGGTGGCAACATGAGAGACTATGACATAGAAAGTGATCTAAAACAAGAGAAATTTCAATCCATTAAATTAGTACAGGGAGACAGGGGTAATAAAATTAAAATAAATGTGTATGAAGATGGGCAACCAGTTAAACTTACTGGTTGCTCTATTACTGCCAAATATAAAAGAGCAGACGGAGAAATAATAAACGATGGTGTAATAGAAAATATACATGATAATTCCTTCGATGCAGTTATGGATAGTTCTATAACAAAGGTAGCAGGAACGCTAAAAATGTTATTCACTATAGAAAAAGATGCTGTTAAAGTTAGTGCATTTTTGCTGTTAGCAGATGTAAGAGAAGGTATAGGAGAAAGTAGTTCTTCAGGTGGAAGCGCAGGAGGTGGAGAAGTGACAGGAGATCTTAGTGATTATTATAAAAAAATTGAAACTTACTCAAGAAAAGAGATTGATGCACAATTTAAAGATATTGCGAATGTATTAAGTAATATACAAACAGAAGTTGAAGTGACAAAAGATATATTATTAAATATAAGTGATAATACATCTATTCCAGATACAGCACAACAGCAAGAAGTTGTTGTTGAATTTAAAAAAGGTAGTACTGGTCAAATTCCTATATTTACAAACTTAATCACTGATAAAACAGCTGTTCAAATAAATAATGTAACTAACGAATTATTAGTTTTAGAAGAAATCGAGTATAAAGGTACTGGGAATAGCAGTGGTACCACTGCTTATTTTAGAGTTAGAGTTAGTAATTTAATATACAATCATTTATATTATTATAGTATTTGGTTAAAGAGTAGTGATAATAATGCAGGTTATTCATTAGGTATTAGTACTACAAAAAAAGGCATTGTTACGGAAGAATATAAAAAGTATAGTTGTTTAGAAAAAAATAGCATAAATCTAGAAGGAGTTAATACGAGTGCGTATATTGGATATTTCGTTAGTCCATTTATAGAAAATGCAACTTATTATATGAAAAAACCTATGTGTATTGATTTAACAGCGCTTTATGGAGAAGGAAATGAGCCTACATTAGAAGAATTTGAGGATATAATTGGTAATGCTTGGTGTTTAGGTACTTATACTCCTTCTGGTGAGACTGTTTCAAATGATTTTACAATTAAATCATATAAAGCAGATAATAGTTTAATAGATAGCCTTGATTCTAAAACGGACACTGCAATAAAAATAATTGGTGGGGGTTATGTTAATATAACTGCTGATATATTGCCGAAATCAGCAATATTGAAAAATGTAAAATATACAGAAAAACATAAATTGGAAATCGAGGAAAAAGGTCTTAATATAGGTTCATATAAAAATGCATTAACTTTAATAAATTCAAATAAAGACAACGTTTTTATGTATATATTAATCGAAGGTGAAATACAAAAACCTATTTGGCATATTGGAAACGGAATTTTCATTGATGCTGTAGGCGCTGTAATTAGTTTGTAGGTGATAAATATGAGTATAAAGGTAAATAAGAATAATCAAAATAAATTATTATTGAACGATTCAGTTTTATGTGAAGGATTAGATAATCAATTAGGTTTATACGTTTCATCAAATAAGTTATTTTTTAATGGAAAAAGTATAGCTGAAATATCAAATACAAATCAATCCGGTTTATATATGAATGGAAATGATTTATTAATAAATGGAAAAGTTATAAATGCATATATAGATGATGATTCAGAATATTGGAATCCACCTACTCAAGTGGATTCCAAATATAAACCTTGGAATTATAATGAATTAATTTCTAATTATGATACTTTAATGGCAAAAGCACCTAATTATATGAGTAAACATAGATATGAGGATAATAAGGGTAAGCCTATATTAACATCAAGTGGATATGAGTTATATTCATATATTTTAGAACCACCAAAATACACTAAAACTATATTTATTCAAGCTGGCATACATGGAAATGAAATGGACGCAAAACAACAAATGTTAAAAATAGTTGATATATTAATTAACAAAACATCTGAAAATGGATATAAGAGATTTGCTGATATAAGAAATAATGTTAGATTAGTTATAATACCATGTGTGAATCCATACGGACATGAAAATAACTATATGAACGCTCCTTATACATATAATGGAGAAGTTGTTGAGGTTGGTATTAATCTTAATAGAAATTATGACTATAACCATCAATATGCAATACCACAGGCCGGAGTTGGTGGAGATGCTCCGTTTGATATGGTTGAAACACAACACGTTAGAGATGTTATCCAAAAAATAGGTGAAAAAAATATAGATTATGCAATGGATTGGCATGATGGAGGTGGGGTAAAGCAACATTATTGGATAAATTATGCTGTAGATGCTCCTAATAGAACTCTTGTTACAAATTTTATAGCCCATTTAGTACAAAAATATAACATAGAAAATCCTATTATAGATTATTGTAAAGATAATACAACATCTGGTATGGCATCTATGTATTTTGCAAAAAGTTTAGGAATTACAGGTAGTGTCGTAGAATGGATAGGTGGTATTCAAGGATATGATTTTAAATCCGACCAAATGACAAAAAGTTTAGAAATAAGAGGTAATATGCTACTTCTAGCGTATAAAAATGACATTAAGGCTTGGAGAATTAATGAAGAGGAAAACTCACAATATTTTCATTTCGATTTTCCAAAAGCATTTACACGAAGAAACATGAGATTAGATGGTACTGAAAATCGTTCAATAGTTACTGATGCAATGATTTATGAAAGATGGGATAATCTACAATCTAAATACCCTTCATTAATTATAAAATCTGAAAAATTAGGAACAGATGCGACTGAAAAACAAGATATATACACTTATACATTCGGAAATGGTTCAAATAAAGTATTATACGTTGGTGGAATTATGAGATATGGAGCATCACATAAAATAGATGAATATGCTATATATCAATTAATTGAATACTTATGCGATGATTATATTGTTAATCAATCAAAATTTTTACAAGAATTAAGAAATAATTATACGATTATAGTATTACCTTGTATAGATAATAAAGCGGGAAATGCCAATATTATTAAGAATTGTGGACTAAACAATATGGCATTAAGTCTTGAGAAGTGGCAAATTACTGATAATAAATGTAAACCTACTACTTACGCTTTGGGTGTGCATGATATTCCTATTATAAAAGCTGTAATTGATGGCAATCAAGATTTAAAATGTATTGTTAGTGGTGGTGAAGATTGTAGTAGATATAGCCTCAATACTCAAGATTATTCTACTGAGTTTGAAACACAATTTGTTATTCCAAAAAATCAAGTTTCATCTAACGAGTTAATTTCATATAAGACACATTTGGAAACTGACAGAAATGAAGATGTAGTTATTGAAAATACAAAAGGAACTACATTTGGCGATTATGCTTTTGATAACTATAATATTCCTACATATTATGTTCAACTTCAAGTATCTAAAAGATACACTGAATTAGCTGATTATCATACTTTAACAGAAGACCAGTATTTACATTGTAATTATGAAGCTGGTAGAAGAATGGCAAATATTGCGAATTTATTTTTAATGTAAGTTCACAATTTAAAAATATTGTGATGCACTTTACACAAAAATGTGTAAAGTGTTATAATTTACACAAGAGGTGATATTATGAAAATAATGTGTGATTGTGGAAATATAGAGGAATTTAATACTATCGATGAAGAAACAGGAGAACAAACACCTGTAAGAGAAGATGAAGGTCAATATGCAACAATAGAAAAATTTGATTTCTGGGAAACACATGATCAAGTCGGTATAGTATGTAAAAAATGCGGTAAAGCTATTTGGTTATTTACATAAAATTTTTAAAGTAACAATGACAAAATAAATTAAATGCTATATACTCAACTAAGAGGTGATAGCATGACTACTAAAAGGTTGAATGTGTCTGTACCAGAAGACTTATACGAAGAGTTTTATAAGTATGCTTGTAAGCGAGGTGTAAGTCTATCTCTATTTCTTCAAATGAAAATGCAAGAATTTATAAAAGAAGAAAAAGAATATGAGGAGTACAAGAGGCTAAAAGAAGAAGGCAAAATAAAAATAGAAGAATAGTATAGGAAAGACACTTTTGAATAAAGAGTGTCTTTTTCTTTAAAAATATTTAGTTCGCATTTTTTTACTTAAAAACACATAAAAGTATTGAAATTGCAACATTTGTACACACTATTTTATTTAAAAATATTGCGTACTTAGTTTTGCGATATGGTGGAGTATAAAGGTACACCATTTAAAGATGAAGGAATAAAAATCAAGGAATTTTGTCCTTATTGTAGAAGTATTACAATTGATAAAAATGAAGTCAAATAGGTAAGATCATAGAGCAGTTATTAATTTAGCTGCTCTTTTTATTTACAGAAAGGAGCTACTTATGAATGAAGAACTACTAGAAGACAAAGTAAAAACGCATGAACAAAGGATAAACGCACATTCTGACAGATTAGACAAATTAGAAAATAGACAAGCAGAAATGACAGTAAAATTAGATAATTTATGTAGCACCATAGATAAATTAGCAATAAATTTAAACAAACTAACTTATGCAATTATAACAGCATTGGTTAGTTTTTTCTTTTATGCAATACAAAATAATTTATTTAAATAGGAGGTAATAAATTATGAAATTTAATTTAAAAGAACAAATAAAAAACAAAAGTTTTTGGTTATCTGTAACAGCATTATTAGTGTTAACAGCTCAACAATTTGGATTAGATTTTTTACCTAATAACTTCCAAGATTCTGTTAATTCAGCTTTAACTATATTAGTAGGTATGGGTATAATTACAGACTTTAAAACTGATGGATTTGGAGAATAAAAAGGTATAAACATAAGGCAAATAATTTACAAGGTGCTTAGAAAGCTAACTAGGAGGTCGGGTTTTAAGTACCTTTTATAATTTAGAAAGGATTTTGATAAAATGAAAACACAAAATGGATTTACACTATTAGAAAGTGAAAAAGAATTTAAAGAGTGGTTAGATAAACAATATCCAACTAGAAAAATAACTAGATTACAAGTACACCATATGGGATTGCCCGATTATTCAACTTGGAATAATACGGATAAAAGAGTTTATGGCGATAATAGAGAATTAGGAAGAACAATGGCATTGGATTCTTATGGAAAAACTACGTGGGGGAGTTCTGATGGTTATGGACATTATATAGCACAACACTTCAATATTTTCCCTAATGGAAAAGTAACAACAGGAAGAAATCTTAATTCAACTCCAATAGGTATAAAAGGTTGGAATGCTAATGCGATATGTATTGAAATATATGGCAACTTCGATATAGGTCAAGATACAATGACAGAAGAACAAAAGAAAGCTGTTATATTTGTATTTGCATTATTAGCAAAAAAATTTAATCTTCCTATAAATTCTACTTATATAAGACCTCATGCTTGGTTTACTAGTGGTGGTACTTGTTTATGGGATTATTATTCAAATAAATCTAGAAAAACTTGTCCAGGTACTAATTTTATGGGATTCGGGAACACAAGAAAAGCATTTGAAAACAACTTCTATCCATTACTTAAAAAATATAAATATGGATCTAATAATACAACTACTACAGCTAAAACATTATACGTAAAAATAAAAGAGGATATAAATATGCATAGTCGCCCAGACTTTACAAAAGAAAGCACAATAGGTATTGTAACTGCTGGTGGAGTTTATACAGTTATAGAAGAAGTAAAACGTTCTGATACTAATATGTATAGATTAAAATCAGGAGTATATATAACAGCATCTCCTAAATATGTAGAAACATTCAAGAAATAATGAGCCGATATGAGCTAATATGTATAAATATACTAATATAAGTTTATACTTCTAAAAAAGAGGTATACGCATGTTACTTAGATTAGGATATTTTATATTAGGAGCATTATTAGCAACAGCTATAGTACCATTATTATTAGTAGGCTAAGGTTTTATACCTTAGCCTATTATAATTTTGATGCTTTATATTGATAATTAACTTGTCAACCAGGGGATATCATGGAATATATATCAGAAGGAGATAAAAAGGCTAGGGATTAATTTTACTCCCTAGTTTTTTTATATAAATAGCTTGTCCATACATATTGTAAAATTAAAATAGATTAAGAAAATTTACTTTAAATACATTAATTTAAAATATAAAATCTAAAAGAAGGTATAAGAATACATATGTAAAATAAATTTATATTTAAATTATTTATAAAAAATGTATAAAAATTTTTAAACTGGAAATAATATAAGTATAATAAATAAGAATTAAATATAAATATATCCCTGATACTTTAGTTATTTTTAATTTCAAATTGAAACGGGAAAAAATAACTAAAAATAAAAGATGGGGGAGTCTGCGCGGCGGGGCCAATAAATAAAAAGAAATTGGCGCTGCTTTTTATTTATTTAAACCACTCGATTGTACAAGCCTAACTCTAGCAATATCAATAAAAAACAGTGTGAAGCGCAAAAAATACACTTCACATAATTAATCACATAGTCAGTCAAATAATTTTTCTAAAAATAGTCAAATATGTGAACCGTATTGCATATAATTAAACATAAAAGGAAAAAGGGGGAAAATAATATGCAAGAACGAGATCTAAAAATTTTAAGTTTTTTAACTATGTGTAGAATATGTACTAGAAAACAAGTACAGGAATTATTATTTCCAGATGTCCATGAAAATATACCATTAAGAAGATTAAAAAAACTAAGCGATGAAGGTTATATAAATAGAAAGATGTTTAATGTAGAAGGTACTAAGAATATGTACGTATACTATCTTGATAAACAACCTAAAAAGAAATTAATAACACATGATCTTTATATAACTGATTTTTTAGTGAAGCTTATAAAGAATAATTATGAGATTGTAGAATTTAAAAAAAGTCCGCAAATAGGGAATATTATCCCAGATGCATATGTGAAAATAAAAAAAGAAAATAAAGTAAAAAGAATATTATTAGAAGTACAGATAAGTCCGAATGACTGTTTAACAAAATATAAAGAAATTAAAGATATAATAATAGAAAATACAGATTGGCCTGTGATGCCTACGTTATATGTAATTAATAACCAAGGCCTAAATAAAAGGTTAAAGGATATAAAAGTTATCTATGACAATATAAAAATCGAAAAGGTAGGTGACTTATATGATTAATTTATTAATAGATAGTATATTTAATGCTGCTAAAGCAATAGAGAATATACTATTAAAGAAAAAATATAATTGGGATAAATTATTTTTTGAGATTAACCTATGTAATAGAAGTGGAGAATATCCATGGTTACATCACCAATGCGATAATGAGTTTTATTTTACTATTCCTATAGGCCTTTCAATAAATGATTTTATAAAATATAAAATAGAAATAGCAACCTTTCTAAAGATAAACCAAAATGATTTAAAAATAGAGTATAACAATACATTAATATTAATACGTATAAATAAACAAAATGAAACTTATAACTATGAAGATTATAAATTTGATAACAAAAAAGGAGTTCCAATAGGAATAGATTTAGATAGACATAATATTATTTACTGGGACTATAGTTCACCGAATCAGTGTCATTTATTAATTGCAGGAAGTACAGGTTCAGGCAAAAGTGTATGCTTAGATGTTATTGTAAATAATCTAATAAGAAGAAAAAATATAGATCTCTATATTCAAGATACGAAATTAATAGATTTATATAGATATAAAAATAGATGTAAGTACTATGGAGAAGGTAAAGAAAATATAGAAGAAGTATTAGAAGATCTAGTAAAAGAAATGAACAGGAGATATAAAATTTTAAGAAGAGTAGATAAACAATTTAAGCCTATATTTATAATAATTGAAGAATTAGCAAGTTTTAATCCCAAATTAGATAAAGAGTTTTATAGATTACTAGGAGAGTTATTATCTAAAGGTAGAGCAGCAAGTATTTATGTTATATTAACAACACAAACACCATATGCTGAAATACTGCCAGGAGTATTAAAATCTAACATTAACACGAAAATTGGATTAAAGACAAATACAAAAGAAGCAAGTAAAGTAGTTTGTGGAGACTATGATGCATTGATAAATTTAAAAGGAAAGGGACACGGTAAAATTTTTACAGGAAGTAGTGTAAAAGAGATACAATGTTTTAAAATAAAAGAAGCACCTACTGCTGCAACAGTAGATGCTCCAGATGATAATAAAAAGGCCAACAACCATTAATTAACATCTATTTATATTATATAAGAATATTAACATTTTAGCTATTAGATTTAAAATAATTTAAATTAAAAAAAATATTTTGGTGACCAAAAAGTGACCAAGATATATTTTTAGAATAATTGGAATTAAATTCTAAAAAGTCTAAATCTATTGGAATCACAGAAAAAAAGAGGCATCTACAAGGGGGAAAAAATTGTAGATGCCTTAAAATATATACTTATTAGGGGGATAAATAAATAAGGTTTAATAGAGCTATATTAAATGCAATAAACGTTGAAAAATAGCTATTTAATTAAATGGTATAAAATGGAATTGGGGACCAAAAAGTGACCAAATCCTATTACAAGTGACCAAAAAGTGACCAACAAAAATATAATTATAGTAACAATTTTTCTATATTATCAGATGCTTTTTTATCCATTTCTTTCAATACGTGAGAATAGGTATCCATAGTAATTTCAATTTTAGAATGTCCCAATCTCTCACTTACTGTTTTCATATCTACACCAGACATTAGCAGTAATGTAGCATGAGCATGACGAAGCTTATGAGGGCGGATATATCTTATATTAATTTTTTTTAAAAACCTTTTATAACTTTGTAAAAATCCACTTATACTTAAATATTTTAATTCACTATTTAAACAAACTACATCAAAGTCATTTTTTTTATATAATCCTTGTAATACTAATTTATTTTGTCTTATTTTTTCTGACTTTAACATATGCATAATAGCATCTGGAACAGTTATATCCCTTATCCCGTTTTCAGTCTTAGGTCGTCTCATATAATATTGTCCATTTTCATAGATGAGATTTTTATTTATATGCAAAGTATTGTTTTGAAAATCTATGTCTTCCCAACATAACCCAGCAATTTCTCCAAAGCGCATGCCAGCGAAAAGAAATAGATTAATAGGAATATCTAAAAATTTTGTATTTTGGCAATTATCAAGTATAGTACGTATTTCATCAAGAGTATATATATCAGTATCTGTTGTAGAAATTGCTTTAGGTTTAGTTATAAATTCTGGAATGTTTGTGTTGATTTCCTGTAACCTATAACACTCTCTTAAAACAGCATTACTTATTTGATATATTTTTTTCTTAGTTGCATCACTAAGATCTAAACGACCTACATAATTCATGAAATCTTGATACATACTAATTGTAATATCAGTTAATTTTACATTAAAAAAGAAAGATTTAATGTGTTTATTTATTATGGAATAAGCATTGTTTATGGTTTTAGGACTATACTCATGTGATTTATCGTCATAATATTTAATACATCTATCTACAAATGTAAAATTCTTAGGAAGCTTAAATCTATCGTTGTTTATAGCGCTTTTTAATTCAACAACATATTTTTCTGCTTCCCTTTTTTTCTGGAATTTTTTATATATCTTTTGATGTTCTTTTCCATCTTCTCCAATATATCTAACACAAACTTCATACATATTACGGCGTTTTCTAGTTAATACACTTATTATATTATTTTGCATAAGAACCTCCTAATTTCATTTTAAAATCAGTTTTAAAATGAAAAAAATTTTGTTATTTATTATATATAAAATTTCAAAAAATAAACTTAAAAATATATTGAATAAAATATATCTTTCTTCTATAATTATCTTAATCGAATGTATGTTCTATAATTCTGAAAAAGGGGAGTAAATTTATGGAGAATAAGAAATTACAAGAGGAAGAAATAAAAAAAGAAATAGTAAAAAAAATAGAAGCTATACACGATATAAAATATTTAAAATTAATAAAAATATTTGTATCTAGTTATAATAGTTATAAGTATTAAAAAGATAAGCAAATGCTTATCTTTTTTTATTTTAGCTTAAACTAGTTATTATTTTTTTTATAACCTTCCAATCTTCAGAATCCAATTTCAAAATAGTAAGAATTAAATCCTTTTTAAGTTGATCTCCATCTTGTACTAATTCAGAAATATATTTTATTAATTCTTCATCTGGTGATAATGATTTAAACATATCTCCTTTACCTTCTCTTAACCATTCTTCGCGGACATTAAAGACAGTACAAATAGTTTTGATATTTTGTTCAGTTACATTGGAACCTTCTCGTTCCAGGAAGCTGACAGAAGTCTGGGCAATTCCCAGCGCATCTGCAAACTGCTTTTGATTATACTGCAAATATTTTCTTAATTCTTTTATTCTTTTATTCATTTTTCAACCTCCAAAGTTTATTATATAGAAATTATAACAATGACTGCTAAAAAAAACAAGAAAAATAGCAAAAATACGTTGACTTATATTAACCTTTGCTATAATATATAAGTATATTAACAATCGTTGCTATAAAAGGAGGGCAGAAAATGAATGAAATAGAAAGAAAAAAGGCTTTAGCGAATGAAATTGCATCTATAATAAATAATTTAAATGACACAGATGTGAGAGGCATATGGATGGTTGCACAAGCATTGTACGCAAAACAAGAATTAGAAAAACAAAAAGAGAAAGAAAAAGAAAAACAATGAAAAATGGCGAGGTAAACTCGCCTAATTAAAAAAACTTAAAAGGGGAAATAGAAATGGCAACAGAAACAGAAAAATTTATAATAAGGAATATAGCTCAAGCTGATCTAATTAATTCTATTTTAGAAAGGATTGATTTAGATGAAATAATTCAAAAATTTAGAACAAATGATGAATTTAAAGCTAGAGATTATATGACAGTAAAAGAGTTTTCTAAGTATTTGAATTGTAGTGAAGCATATGTTAGAAGTTTAATTCAGTATGGAAAGAAAAATAATTCTTTTTATGTTGCAAAAGTCGGAAGAGAATATAGAATAGATAGAATTTCATACGACAAATGGGTTGCAGCTGGGGGGGAATTTTAAGTTAAATTAAAGGGGGTAAATAAAATGAAATACCTAGAAGATTTGACAGTTAAAGAATTAAGACAAGCAGCAAGAGAACTAAATATAAAAGGAAGAAGCAAAATGAATAAGGCAGAATTAGTAGAAGCCTTAAAAACAAGACAACCAAGAAAAGAAGCTAATCAAAAGACTAATCAAAAAGCACCAATACAAAAATCACCAAAGACAGAAGGACAACTTATAAGAATATGGCATGATGTAGTAAGAACATTACCAGTAGGTACACCAGTGACAGTTAAAATGTTTTCAGATGAAAATCGTATAAAAACTTTTACTGGAAGAATTAAAGCAGGTAACAGAAAAAGAGATGATGGATTACCTGATGTTTTCATAAAAGTAGGAGCTAAAAAACCTTTCAATTTACAACTTTACGATAACATTCAAGTGTTTATGACAGAAAAAGATTTTCAAAAGGCAAAATATTTAAAATAAAATATATTTAAAAAACTTCTTAGTAGGAAAGGGAAAAGATAAAAATGATAGTTTGCATAGTAGAAGGTAAATTAGTTATAAAAACAGAGGAAGAAGATATAGAAATAACATTAAAGGACCATGACACAAATAAAGTAATAGATTTAGAGTTTATAGAAGCATAGTTTGTTTAGTTAAATCAAGTCTAAAAACCAATGCACTGGTGGGTGTTATAAACTTGATAAATAGTATTAACTTTAGAACAAAATAGGATTTATATTATTTATTTGGGGGAAGTGTAAAAATGGCATATGTTAAAAAAACAATAATATCAGGAAGGGTAGTAGAAATTGTTAAAAAATATGACAGAAGATACTTCCCTAAAGGAAAACATGCAAAGTTTAAAAATGATGTATGTAGACAGCCTAAGCAGAATGTAACAACAGAACAACAAGAAAAAGTTAATTACAGACAAAAAGAATTAAAGCTAACTAGACTTCTAAATTGTAATTTTACAGGTGGAGATTTTCATATTGTATTTTCTTATAGAGAAGATCTTAGACCAAATAGCATAGAAGAATTAAAAGATGATAAAAAGAAGTTGCTAAGAAAACTAAGAACTGAATATAAGAAACAGGGAAAAGAGCTTAAATATATATGTGTAGCAGAAATAGGAAAAAGAAAAGCATTGCATTTCCATTTCGTTGTTAATCAAATTGATACGAGTATATTTCAAAAATGTTGGACAAAAGGATTTATAAAAATAAGCCTATTAGATAATACAGGACAATATAAAGATTTAGCATCTTATTTGATTAAGTATACGAAAACTAACAAAGAAGAAGCTAAGCAACTTAATGGAGCTGCATGGAATAGTAGTAAGAATTTAGAAAAACCAATAGTAAAAGAAGAAGTTATAACGAAAAGTGAGTTTTTCAAGGAAGAAGTAACACAATCAAAAAGATATAAAAACTATTACTTAGAAAAAGATAGTGTACATAGTGGATTCGATGAATTTACTGGATATAAGTTCTTTAAATATACGTTGGTTAGGCTAAATTGATAAGGGGAAAGGGAACATGGATGAACTAAATTATTTAGTATTAAATTACAATATACCATCTCATATAACAGAGGATGTTTTGAGACGAGTTACAGATTGGATAGCATCAGGCGGAAATGAAGCTGACAGCTATATAATGCAACAAGTGAGATACATAAAACGTTATTTAAAGGCAACAAATCAAATATAAGGGGGAGTGAAAGTTGAGTAAGTATAGTAAAACGTATTTTCTAAAAGAGAAAACAGAAGATACAGAACAAATGCAAATTATAAATTATTGCAATAGCATGAGTGCATATGTACCAGAGTATGCAATGATTTATCACATTCCGAATGAAGGCAAGAGAAAAAATGGAGCTAAATTAAAAAGAATTGGTTTAAGAAAAGGTATTCCAGATTTATGTTTGCCAGTTCCTAAAATTGGATTTCATGGTTTATACATAGAGTTAAAAAAAGATGCATCTAAAAAGGCAAGTAAAGAGCAAAAAGAATGGTTATTTAAATTAGAACAGCAAGGGTATGCAGTTTCAATTTGTTTTGGAGCTAATGAAGCTATTAATCTTATAACAGCATATATGAACTCTGATTATGAAACATTTATAGATAATTGCAGAAATGGAAAGGGGGAAAAACGAAATGAATAACAACGAAATAAATAACTTAGTAGCAAGTATAGATGTAAAAGGTAAACAAGAATTTATGGGAAAAGAAATTCCAGTAGTTGAAGGTGGATTTGGTGAAGGTAAAAGATGTTTAACAGATAAAACTATTGCAGAAATACATAACCAACCAACTCCAGAAATAAGAAGAAGAATAAATGACAATGCAAAAAGATTTAAAACAGATATAGATATTATAGACTTAAAAGTCATGGCTGAGAGCCATAACAATTTAGAGCTATTACAACCTCTAGGTTATAGCAAAATGCAAATATCAAAAGCAGAACATATATATTTGTTATCTGAAAGAGGTTATGCAAAACTTATAAAAATAATGGATACCGATTTAGCTTGGGATATACACGACAAGTTGATAGATGAATACTTTGCAATGAGAAAAGTAATAAACTCTGACGAACAACTAAAATCAAATTTACTATTAGAAATTTATAACGGCGGACAAGGTGGAATATTAGCTAGTAAGAAATTAACTGAATTAGAAACAAGACCATTACAAGACACAATTGAAAAACAATCTAATACTATAAATGAATTATTACCTGCTGCAAATTATACTAAAAAAGTTTTAGAGGATAACGATACATTGCTTACTATAACACAAATAGCAAAAGACTTTGGAATGAGTGGACATGCTTTAAATGATTTATTACATGATTTAGGAGTCCAATATAAACAAAATGGTCAATGGCTTTTATATAGTAAATATCAAGGTAAAGGGTATGCAAGAACTGTTCAATCAGAGGTTAAAAATGCAAAACCACAAACAAAGTGGACTCAAAAGGGGAAAAAGTTTATACATGATATTTTAAGAAAAAATGGAATAAAAACTGTTTGGGAGCAACAACAAGAAGTATTGCAAGTTGAGCAACAATCATTTAATTTAAATTAAAAATATGGAGGGATAAGATTATGAATTACAAAATAAACACACTTATTGGAGATATAAAGATAGAAAAAACAAGTTCACTAATAGCAACAGTTGGAGATATAAGAGCAGAAAAAGAAGCTGATGCACATTGGGTAAATATATTTATAAATGACAATTCAGATATAGGATACTCATTTATAGATCAAATTGAGTTATCTGAAAAAGATGATATAGAAACAAAAGAAGAATTATTAGTTTTTACTATGAACTGGTATTTTGAAAATGTTCAAGTTGTAACAGAAAAACAAAATAAAATAAATATACAAAAAGCAATAGAGTATAGAGAAAATCTAGAATATGAAAAAGCAATAGAAGATTTATCAAAATATACAGAAGAGCAATTATTTGAAGAATTAGAGAAAAGAGGGTTATGTAAGACAAGAATTTTAGAAGACAAAGAAGCTAATGATTACTTAGTTTTAGAAGAAATTAAAGAATTATTTGATGCAAATTCAAAGGCGAAAATAAAAAGTATAAAAAATAGAGAAAAAGAAAATGAAGTAGTTTTAGAAAAAATAAAAAAACTTATAAGCTTTTTTTATAAAAATCAAAGTGAAATAATTAATTAAGTACATAGTTTTAATCTTAATAAACCTTCTAATCTTGTAAATATCTAGATTAGAAGGTAGTAAAGGAGGATGAAAAATGAATACATTAGAAGCATTAATACATTTAAAGAGTATTTGTGACAAAGAAGAAGATTGTAATAAATGTGAAATAAAAAAAATATTAAATGAATGTGTTTATGAAACAATTCCAGAGGAATGGAAAATAAAAAATAAGGAGAAATAAAGGGTATGAAAATAATACTATATCTTATAGTGGTTTCTGCCATATTTAGTATAGGATTTGCAATGGGGGCATGGTGGAATTATGTACACACTATAAATAAACAAATAGAAAGAATAGATGAATACTTAAAAAAAGAAAATGAACGATTTGAATTAATAAAAGGGGGAAGAAAAAATGACTAAATTTCCAATCCTAGATACAACAAATATAGAGTTTGGTGTAGAGTTAGACAAATTAAGAGAAGAAACAGAGGAGTTAATAGAAGCTGCAGATAAATATAGAAAAAATGAAATATGTATAGATAAAGTATTAGAAGAAGCTTTTGATGTAGTACAAGTAACTATAAATATTATAGATAGACTAGGAATGATTGAATATATGCCAGAAGCATTAGAAATACACATAGAAAAACTTAAAGCGAGAGGATGGACTTTTAAAGGGAATATTTAAGGGGGGAATAAATATGGACTATAAAAAAGACCCTTGTTATGAAAATTATTTAGCACTTGCATATACCATTTTAAATGGGAATAAGAATATTCCAAATTTTACGGTTTTACAAGATAAAGAAGAAGCTAAGAAAAGAATAAAAGAAATAAAAGAAATAAGAGCAAAAGGAGGAAAAACAGAATTAGAACAATTATTTCCAAAATGTAAATATGTAGGTCCTACAAATAACAAAAAAGTATATGTGTTAGATGTAGATCTTAATAAAAGATATTATTTTAAAAGTAAAAGAGAAGCAATAAAAAAGTTAAAACTAGGACAAAAAGAGGTAAAAGATATAAGAAAGCCCAAATTAATAAAAGATTATAAATATATAATATGTGGGGAAAAAATAAAAATAAAACAGATTAGACCAGGAGACTTTTTAAATGTAATTAAGACAGGCTATCCAAAAGGATTATACTGGATAGAAAATAATGGGGGAAAAGAATATTTAAGTATAGATAGTAGAAAAAACATAAACATAAAAAAACATGACTGTAAAGAAGCGGCGATATTATACTTACTAGATTTACAGTGAAAGGGGGATAGCTATGAGAATATGGACTAATGAAGAAATAGAATATTTAAAGACAAACTGGGGAATTAAAAGTATACCTACAATGTCTAAAGTATTAAATAGAAGTGAGAAAGCGATTTCGATAAAAAGAAGTAAATTAAAATTAGGAGCTTTTTTAGATAATGGAGATTATATAACTTTAAATCAATTGATAAAGGTAGTAGGATACAATTCAAATAGAAACACAAGAAATGCATGGATTAGGAGAGGATTACCTTTAACTAGCAAAAAAGTTAATAATAATAGTTTTAAGGTTATAAAGATAGACAAGTTTTGGAAATGGGCAGAAGAAAATCAAACATTCTTAGACTTTTCAAAATTTATAAGATATTCATTAGGAAAAGAACCACAGTGGGTAGAAGCCAAAAGACAAAGAGATATAATAAATAATATACATAAGAAAAAAAGATGGACCCAAAATGAAGATGAAAAATTAATATTCTTAGTAAAACAATATAAGTACAATTATGCAGAAATAGCAGAGATAATGCAAAGAACTGAAAATTCAATTAGGAGTAGATTAAATAGATTGAATATAAAAACTAGACCTATTATAAAAGAGGAAGACACATTTAGATGGACCGACGAAGAAAAACAAATTCTAACTAAGTTAATAAAGGAAGGTTATGATTACAAAACAATACAACGTAAACTTCCTAAAAAAACTGCTGGAGCTATACGAAATAAGCTTTATAGTATATATGGAACAGGGAATTTAGATAAAATAAAAAAAGACGATATTGATAAAATACAAGAATTTAAAGTTAGTAGTAATAAGAGATGGACTGACGAAGAAAAACAAATTCTAAAGGATATGACATGGGAAGGTTATAGCACAAAAGAAATACAACAATATTTACCTAATAGAAGCATGGAAGCAATAAAAACAAAAAAACGAGAATATAATAGGGGGAAAGAAAAATGAATAGTGTAAGTTTAGTAGGAAGACTAACAAAAGACCCAGAGTTAAGATATATCCCTGGAACTGGAACAGCAGTTGCAACATTCACAATTGCAATAAATAGAGATTATACAAAAAAGGATGGAACTAGAGAAGTAGACTTTATACCAGTAGAAGTAATAGGAAAAGCAGCTGAATTTTGTGCTAATTATATAACAAAAGGAAGATTAATTGCTATCCAAGGAAGTATAAGAGTAGATAGATATCAAACTCAATCAGGGGAAAATAGAACATTTACAAAAGTAAATACAAGAAGTATAGAAGCTTTAGATTATAAAAATACAAGTCAACAAGATATAAATCCAACTTTTGAACCAACAGCAGGATTAGATCCAAATGGATTTACAGCAATAGATGATGATGACATACCCTTTTAATTTTGACAATGAAGAGTTAATGACATTTAGAGACAATAAAAATAATATAAAACATTTAGTAGGTAAAGAAGAAGACTATAAGAGTAAAGAACAGTTCTATAATTACTTAGTAGGAAATAACATTAAATGCAATTTAGAACAAATAGAAGAAAAATATATAAGATATTATCCTATTTTACCTAAAAAAGCAGAAGAAGCTTATAGAATAGCAGAGGGTGAAGGGTACACCTTCTGCAATCCTACTAGAGGAGCATTTAGAGTATATGTAATAAGACTAGGTGAATAAAATGTTTGAATGTGAAAACATGACTTCATTTGGATGTGAGAGAATGGACAGTGCAAAAGAATTACAGCTAATTGAAATGATAGAAAGTTGGTACTTTGACACTGATACATTATGTAAAAACCAATGCTGTAAGGAGTGCGAAAAAATAAAAAAATGTGGTTATAGATGCGGTCGAATTACTTGGAATAATCATGGAGAACAATTTAAGAAAGAAGAAATAGGACCAATTAAGTGCGAACAGTTGAGCTTCTTTTAAAGAGGAGGTTGAAGATGATATTAGCAAGATATAAAGAATTAGTCGAACTGGCTAAGAAATACATAGACAAAGGATATACACCTATAGAAGCTATAAGAATGGCAGAAAGAGAATTAGAAGAAAAATAATAATTAATTTGGGGGAGAGGTTATGGCAGAGAAAAAAAAGGAAAAGAAGAGAGATCCATTATTTCAAAAAGCAGAAAGAAAACTCTATGAATACGAAGAAACAAAGGTAGAATTAAGATGTTTAGAGTATGAACTGACAATAGCACAAGAAGAATATGAAGGTTGTAAAGCAATTTCATATAATTTAGAACGTACAGGAGTTACTAATAATATAAATGACAGTGTATATGAAGAATTGATAAAGAAGGAAAAAGAAATACTGGATAAGCAAAAGAAAATAAATAAAAAGAAAATACAAATAAATAAAGTAGAAGAAGCATTAAGTTTATTAGATGATATAGAAAAGACTATAGTAGATACAAAATACTTCTCGAATGATAGAAGAAAAAAGAATTGGCAATATGTATCCATGAAAACAGGGTATTCTGACAGGCAATGCATGAATATACGTAATAAGCTAATTGAGAAGATTAAAGGGATTATATAGAAACATTTCAGAATTATTTCGGAAAATGTTCAGAAATATTTCCGAAAGGATATGTTACTATTATAGTATAGAAAAATAAAATTAAGCCCCAAAATAAATAGTAATATAGATTTAAGGACTGATGCATCTATTAAGTGCATCGGTCCTTTTAATTTTACTAAGGAGATGAACCTAAATGGGAAAGTATATAGAGATATAAATGAGGTTATAGAAGCTACAATAGAAGTTCCGAAGAAGTATTGGGAACTGGAAGAGTTGATGCGAGATAAACCTAACTTTGATAAATCTCCAGGAGCAAGAAAGGTATATCAGAGAAAAGAATATGTTATATATCAGGTAAAGCATGGATATATAGTACATAATACCAAGAAACACTTTGAAGAAGGACATACACATATACATACATTTAATAAAGCAAAGAGTTTAATAGATTTAGCAGTGCGCAAGAAATTACCTAACACACCAAGACAGTGGGAAATAGAAAGCTTAATTAGAATAGTGAAGGATGAAGTATATAAAGATAGATTAAGAAGCTTATTAGAAGCAATAAAATAATTTAAACAAAAGGATCTTATTAATATAAGGTCCTTTATTATTTGGGAGGAAAGATAATGGCATTTAGAAATATAACTATAGAAATAGAGTTAAGACCATGTATGGTTAATAATGTAAAAGCATTGTTCCATAAATATATAGAATCAGATGGATTAGTAGAATATGAAGATGGAACATTAGATTTGGTTAGCTATAAGAGGATTAAGTTTATAGATAATAAACATAAAGAATATTACTGGAAGAATAATAGGGAAGGTGTTAAGAGTGGCTAGAGAATTTGCCAAACATATTTATAATAGTCAGAAGTGGAAGAAGCTTAGGGAATATATATTTATTAAACAGCATGGATGTTGTGCTAGATGTGGAGGAGTAAAGAACTTACAAGTCCATCATAAAGTATGGCTAACACCAAGTAATATCAATGATATGAATATAGTTTATGGAGAAGATAATCTTGAACTATTATGCCATGATTGCCATGCTTTAGAACATTTAAAGAAATCTCCAACAAGAGAGGGATTAAGATTTAATGAGTTTGGAGAATTAGAGGAAATTGACACAAAGAATGATGAAATGTGATATAATATAAATAGGGATAGTTAAGGAAGTCGCGAGCCTTGACGACAAGAAAGTTATCCGAGCTTTCTTCCCTTTATTAATAAAATCGGATAATACTATCGGAGGTGTTATTTTTTATGTTTAAAAAGATATGTCCAGTATGTGGAAAAGAGTTTGAAGCTAAAACTTCTAGAAAAGTATTTTGCGGTAATAAATGCAGAAAGAAACGATATAGAGAAACTCACAAAGAAGAAATAAAAGAACAGTCAAAACGATATAGAGAAACTCACAAAGAAGAAATAAAAGCAAAGAAACAAGATGAAACATATAGAAAAAAAGAAGCTGAAAGAATGAGAAGAAAAAGAGCAGAAGGGTTAAAAGTTAATGACATACAAGAATGCGAAGAAAGATATAAAAAGCAATTCGAAGAATATTTCAAAGAATATGAATACATAAAAGGATATACTCATTCAGACAGTATTATATTTATAAGACATAAAAAATGCGGACATGTATTTACTATAAATGCACAGATGTTAAGAAAATACAAAAGATTACAAAAAGAAAATATAGAATGTCCAAGATGTAAAGAGATGTATAAAGAAGTTAGAGTATACATTGAAAACAAACTTAACATAATAAGTGAAAATAAAAAAGAATTAGAAAAAAGAAAAAACATTGTAAAAGATATAAAACTAAAAGTAGATAAGAAAAAAAGAATATGTAAAGTTTGCGGCAAAACATTTTGTAGCAGCAAAGGTAAAGTATGCAGTGACATATGTAAACTAGAACTAAAGAGAATGAATGCAAGAAAAAAAGATTATAAAAGAAGAATGCTTATGAAAAGCAATGGAGATATGCAAGATATATCTATATTAAAGTTAATGGAAAGAGATAATAATACTTGTTATCTATGTGGCAATGAAGTTGATATAAATGATTATTGCGTTGATAAAGAAGGAACATTTATAGCTGGTAATAATTATCCAAGTATAGAACACGTAATACCTCTTAGTAAAGGAGGAACACATACTTGGGATAATGTAAAGTTGGCATGTAGACATTGTAATAGTATTAAAAGTGATAAGATTATATAGAG